TTTGTTGTGAAACCATATTATGCGGCAACAATTGGACACCACACTATCAGTTAACTAATATATTAACTGAAGCAGATCATTTTAAAAATATTTGTCGTGAAATTGCGTATCGTATAATCATCGATGTGATTAAATTAAAATATTTAGTTTATGATATAAATATCGCGGAATGGTTATTCTAATCCATCTTTAATAAATATGGATTTAAGAATTAAAACTATAATAATCCGTAGTTGAAGTTCTCGTAGCATATGAATATTCAGGTAATTGAGCGGTAGGTGCTTCCACAACAACAGCCTGATATCTTAATGCCGCAGGTTTCAATGCAAACGCATATCTAGATCTATCAAAAAATAACGCGTTTTCAATCAGATAGTTATCTACATATTGATATCGCATCGCGACCATTTGACATCCACTTGCTCTACAAATAATTCCGCACGGATTTGATGGATTTACACCACTATTTGGCACCGTAATCGTCATACCACGTCTATTATAATCAGTCAATTCATTAACATCTGGATTATTTTTTACATTATAATAATCATATTCTCTCATAAAAATGGAATTACTTGTCATATTAACATATTCAACTAATTGTTCGTTTTCTAAAAAGGCGGTGTTTAATCTATCCACAATCAAGGTTACTTTACTTTGAAGAAATAATAAAGGAACACTTCCTAAATTTGTGCCAGCCGATTCAAAACTATAATCAGGCCCTAACATAATATCCGTGTTTGTATTAAATATATTGGCTAAATTACTATACATTTTTTGATTATTGCTCATAAATCGTAAGTGAATTAATATAGGGTCTGTTGGATTTGGACATGTTGAACCAGCAAACGCATAATTACGTATTGTATCCATCACCGATCCAAAATTAACCGAATTAAAGGTTTCTTTCACATTATAACTATCTGATGTGCTTGTTGCTACTACAGGTTGGTCGTTAACGGAATAAATTTCAAAGTCTAAACATCTCACACCTTGTTTAATGATTGATTTAAGAACATTAATGTTTACAAAATCATTTTTATATGAACCTCCTGAACACGAGTTGTAAGCCGTTTTAATGTAATAATCGTAAAGGTTACCAGAACAGTCTGGATCATTAGATGTAATAGGTATTAAATTTCCATCAATGGTCGGATAAAGAGTGTTCATATAACTTACTTCACTATTTTGTAATTTACTAAGGTATATCATGTAACCAATAAAAATTATTAGAATTATGCAAATGAATGCAAAAATAATGTATAATTGAAAATCTTCATTTAAATTTTTAATTTTGCTTAAATAATCAATTGGATTTGAATTCATTGAAACTGGAATGATTTTTGAAGAAGATGACATTACTAATATATTATATTATTTTTAATTTTAAATTATGGTTGAACATAAATGGATAAATGTTTAACTCCATTTTTTTGAAAAATGGATAAATGGATAAATATATTATGATTAAAATAAGAATTAAAAAAATAGTATATATCATTATAATAAATATGGCTGGCGGTTTAATGCAATTAGTTAGTCAAGGACAAGCAAATCTTATTTTAAATGGTAATCCTCAAAAATCTTTTTTTAAATGCATTTATAAAAAGTATACCAACTTTGGACTACAAAACTTTCGTCTAGATTATGAAGGCACTCCAACTCTTGGTCTAACTAATGAAAGCACATTTACTTTTAAAATAAAACGATATGCTGATTTACTTAAGGAATGTTATATTTGTGTAACATTACCAAATATATGGTCACCTGTATTACCACCTCAGGCTTATACAAATAGTGACGGAACAACCACCTACTCAGACTGGGCTCCTTATAGTTTTGAATGGATACAAAACCTTGGGTCTCAAATTATTAGTAAAATAACCATTAATTGCGGAAATCAACAGCTACAACAATATTCAGGACAATATATTTTAGCATCCGTTCAGAGAGATTTTAGTAGTCAAAAACTTAAATTATTTAATGAAATGACTGGGAATGTGGTTGAGCTAAATGATCCAGGAAATGCTGGTGCACGTGTAAATAGTTATCCAAATGCTTATTATACAACCAGTGCAGCAGGAGCTCAACCATCTATTGCAGGAAGAACTTTATGGATTCCATTAGGGTCTTGGTTTAATTTATTGTCAACTCAAGCATTTCCTTTAATAGCCCTTCAGTATAATGAATTATGGATAAATGTATCCTTTAGACCAATTAACGAATGGTTTACAATTCGTGATGTCGTGGATTACACTAATAATTTCCCTATAGTGGCCCCAAATTTCAATCAATTATATATGCAATTTTATAGATTTTTACAAACGCCTCCAGACGAAACCTTGGGGCCAACTTCTTATGTAGATACAAGAACTAGTTGGTTTGCGGATATTAATTTAAATTGCACTTATTGTTTTCTTTCTGATGATGAATCCACTGTTTTTGCTAAAAACGAACAAAAATATTTAATAAAACAAATTTATGAAAAACCTTATTATAATGTTACAGGACAAAATAAGATTGATTTAGATTCACTTGGTATGGTAATTAGCTGGATGTTTTATTTACAAAGAAGTGATGTAAATTTAAGAAATCAATGGTCTAATTACACTAATTGGCCTTACGAATACATGCCTCAAGACATAACTCAAGCATCCACGGCAGGAGATGTTCCTAATCCAGATACAACAAGCATATATCCTTTATTGGGTCCTGGATTAAATCCTGATGGTACCTTATCTGGGTTATATGTAACAGGTGTTTATAATCCTCAAAATTTAAAACAAATCTTGGTTACCATGGGAATACTGTTAGATGGACAATATAGAGAGAATACCTTACCTGCAGGTGTATTTAATTTTGTTGAAAAATATGTTAAAACTGCCGGATTTGCACCTGATGGGTTGTATTGTTATAATTTTTGTTTAGATACAGACCCTTTTAAAAACCAACCATCCGGAGCAATGAACATGAGCCGATTTACAAATATACAATTTGAGCTTAGTACCATATCACCTGCATTAGATCCTTATGCTCAAGTTTTAACCATTTGCAACCCTGCAACTGGTAATATTGTTGGTATTAATAAGCCAACTTGGCGAATTTATGACTATAACTATAATTTATATTTGTTTGAAGAGAGAGTAAATATGGTTACCTTTATTGGCGGTAATTGTGCGTTGATGTATGCGACATAATTATCCACCTTTCAAAAGGTGGAGTCAAACAATTATAATATATTATGAGGGGTCTTTAAGTAGTTTAATATAATATATTATGGGTCTTTTCAAAAGGGTCTTTAAGTAGTTTAATATAATATATTATGGGTCTTTTCAAAAGGGTCTTTAAGTAGTTTAATATAATATATTATGGGTCTTTTCAAAATGGTCTTTAAGTAGTTTAATATAATATATTATGGGTCTTTTCAAAAGGGTCTTTAAGTAGTTTAATATAATATATTATGGGTTAGTATCTTTATAAAGATTGGACAACGCGAAATTGCCGTTTTGGGCAAAGTATTTTGATTTTTGAAAATTGGACAAAAATAAATGTCCAAAAATGAAAAGCTGCCGCACTTTGCCCCAAATTTTTATTTGTGACCATAAAAATTCTTATGCTCTGGGGAAAATATAAATGTTTTTCATTTTGTGACGATAAAAAATATTTTAAAAATATTAAAACTTAAAGAATTCTTTTCTTTTTATAGTATATGGAAATTAAGGAAATAAAAAAACTTGAAAAAAAACTTTTTAAATATTTTTGCGAATTGTGTGATTTTAAATGTTATCAAAAATGCGATTGGGAAAAACACATTAAACGACAAAAACACATCACAAATACAGAAGGAAATGAAAAACTTGAAAAAAGTTTTTTATGCGGATGTGGTAAATTTTTTCAAACTAATGCTGGATTATGGAAACATAAATCTAAAGGCGGATGTGTTAAACAGAATATACAGTCAGAACCTCCATTAAAAGAAGAACCCATTAAAACAGAAGACCTCCAACTTCAAGAAATAACAAAAAAAGAAGACCTAATTATAATGCTATTAAAACAAAACGCTGATTTAATGGAACTTGTTAAAAATGGTACTAATAATAACAGTAATAATACAACTCATATAAATTCTCATAACAAAGCATTTAATCTTAATTTTTTCTTAAATGAGACGTGTAAAAATGCAATGAATATAACTGAATTTGTTGACTCTATTCAATGGGAATTAGATGATTTAATGGAATTGGGTGAGATTGGGTATGTAGCAAGTATGTCTAAAATAATTACTAAAAAACTAAACGCATTAGACGAAACAGTTCGTCCTATTCATTGTGCAGATAAAAAAAGAGAAATATTTTATATAAAGGATGATAATAAATGGGAGAAAGAAGACGAAGATTTAAAACGATTACGTAAGATAATCCTTAGATTGTCTAATAAAAGTCTCAAGCTTCTACCAAAATATAGAGAGAAGTTCCCTGATTATAATGACGCCAAGTCCATACATTCAGATGAACATTGTAAGATTATTATTGAAGCTGTTACATGTGATAGTGCTAAGGACGAAAAAATAATCCGTAATATATCCAAAGCTACTATGATTTCTAAGTGCTTAAATTAATGAATATTATTATAACTTAAATAATATTTATAATATATATAAATGACAAAAGTAAATATTGATTACTCTAATACCATCATTTATAACATAACTTGTAAAAATATTACTGTAACAGATATTTATGTCGGTCATACAACTAACTTCGTCCAAAGAAAAGAGTCACATAAACAAAATTGTAAAAACAACCAATGTAAATTATACACAACCATCAGAGATAATGGCGGATGGGATAATTGGACGATGTCAATAATACATTTTTGTACTTGTAAAAACCTGTATGAAGCAAGACAAACCGAACAAGAATATTTTAAATTGTTAAATGCTACCTTAAATAGTGTAGAACCAATGCCAGAACCTAAAATAAAAAATGTAAAAGTTAAAAATAAACAACCTGTTTATTGTAAAAATACATTAAATATTAAAAATAACCAAAAACAATCAAATATATTTAAATGTGAATTATGCGACTATACTTGCTGTAAAAAATATAATTGGAATAAACATTTATCTACTAGTAAACATACAAAAAAAACCGTTGTAAACGGTTCAGAAACCACCAAATTTCAAAATGTTTTTTCGTGTGAAAATTGCGATAAAGAATTTAAAAATCGTTCTGGTTTATGGAAACATAAACCTAAATGTACAATTCTAAAAAA